GCTTAGCATATTCACTACCTAAAGAGAATATTTTCATCTTGGTACGTGGGGTGTGATTCCCAAAGGACTAGGTTCGTCCTCCATTCGTCACCCCCCCCCTTCCGTTGATAGGATGGGAGGGGGAAGAAGATGTTTTAGATGGCTGCCATGGCGCGTTTTGCGAGCCCGGCCATACCGGCATTCACCAAACTTTTGATGTGCTTTCCAGCAAAGTGTTTGAAGACCTTGACAGCAGGATGGATCGCCGCGCCGACTTTATCCAAAGTCGTCGCTTGACGAGGAGCCACCATGGCCTGAAGAGAGGCACTGTCACTCAACGCGATGGCTGCTGGCAGATGCTGCTTCCCTTTCTGTTCAGATGGCACGATATTGGCATTACGCATGACACTGTTAGCATGCGCAGCTCGATCTGACTGTTCTCTGCTGATGCTGTGTGGTTCGGCAATCCCTCGGACTGCGGATCCTGCTAGACACCAAAAGAGCTTGACCATAATGGTGACATCCTGAGGCTCACTCGGGCCCTCCGTAACGATATATGCTGCGGCGCCAGCCAAAGAATTGGTGGTGTCAGTCCCAGCCGGGCCAGCGCCCGCGCAGTGATAGGCATTCAGCCCATCTCTCACGCTAAGAGTAACCCAACCGTCATTGGTGGTGGGACCCTTGGTCTCGCAATCATCGTACGCCTTAAAAATCCCGCGCTGGGCAAAGTCAATGGGCTTTGGCGAGGTACCAACCAAATCTAAAGGTCGATTTGTGGGTTGGATGATGTAAAGCAGACCACCACGCTTTGCTCCGACCGTACGGTTGATAACCTTGATGTTGATCTTGGTTAGCTGCCAACGCAAAATGGTACCTTGGTCCACGATGCTACCGGGTACGTAGAAGGGACACGGACGCGTTGGGTTCACGATGTTCGCATATGGACTTCCACCGTCAGTCTCAAGTCGCATCACGTGGATCGATTCGGTATGAGCCAGAAGGGCAGCAGCTTTTATGGAGTTGTCCGCTGCAGAAGCGGGTCCGGGGTAACCGAAGCCACCCACCGCTCCTACATTGGCCAAGGGTTCCGCGCCAAAGGCTTTCGGAGTATCCGAATCGGGCGAGGAATTGGTAGCTGACATGACCGTGCATTGGAGAGTGCCTTCCGCTGGGACGGTGCTTGTATACTCATAATCACTGCGGTAAAGCTGTCTGTGCAAGGACGGCTCAATGTTGTCATTCAAGAGAGACTCAGGTCGAGCTTCTCCTCCACGCATGGCATCATGGTATTCGGCTTCTTCAAAAGTCAGCATCGAATGAGGGTGAAAGCTTGTTGGCATCGGGGTGCTGTTGGTCGATTTCGCAAATGAGTTGACCGCTTTAGCAGTCTTCTGTTGCGAGATAGTCCGCTCCTCGACCTTAGCCAGTCGTTTGCCCAGGTTTTCTGCTTTGGTTTTCTGTCCACCTTTCTTCTTGTGTACATTTTTCATTGGTATCAATATATTCCTTATTTGGATTGTATAATGTTTGTAAGCCGGCCGGGGGGAAGTTTCTTAGTTCCCCCGGCGACTACGCTTAAGCGTAGTCCGCCACCTGGAGTTTCTCAAACCCCGGGTGGCTAATAAAGCAAGGTAGCTCCGTAACGGATAGAAACAGTTTTTCCATTTCTTCCACTTCTAGAGCTGTCAGATTGTATCTATGATGCATGGCATTCAAGACCGCTTCGCGGTTTGGTTTGCCTACACCGTATGTTTTCCATCGTGCATTTTCCGCGATATACGGATCCTTGGATAGATTGAGAGTGCGTGCGTCTAGGCCGGCCAGCTGACGTGCGGATCGCTTCATGGCTCCAAGGAGAGGGTAGTCATCCGGCACATTGGCCAGGCTTTCCATCACCGCTCTGAAAACGATGGCAGTCTTTTCGGCTCGGTCTCCCGGTCCTTTGACTAACGAGGTAGGATCCTTGAAGATCTTTCCAAGTTTCAAACATGCACTTGGCAGGTTCATCCAAATATGGTCACCATCCGCGGTGGGCTGCCACCAGCCGCGCAGAAATGTCACATCCTCATAGCGGTCTCTGGCTACGTGCTTCACTGTGAAGCCGATACGACGGCTCGACTCTTCTATGGTGAGATCTTCCAGGATAGCTTTGACGTAATTCATGATGTTGAACAATCCGCCGACGATGTTGGTAACGCTCATGCCTGAGAACATTTGGGGGTGAATGGTAGCAGCAAACTTCATGCCGCCATCGGTCTTCTTGCCACCCTTCACAGCATTGACGATACAGCGCCAGAGGTTGTCAAAGAATGCCTGTGGAAGCCGCCATGCTTCGCAAAACTCATTGAAGGCGTCCCATAACGGCTTGAGTTGGCTTTGGTCATAAGCTGTGTAGTCAGCTTCACCGAACTCACTCTGAAATGGTCCATATCTATGCCCACCCGAGGAATACGCAGAGTCATCTCCACTGATCACGATCATTGGAATGCTGCCTTTCATACCATCTGCATAGGAATTTAAGCTCTCGGCATCAGCCTTCGCCAGACATATCCTCACTTTCTTGCCACCCACGTCATGTATGTTTGTACCGTTAAAGATCTTCTTCAGAGCATCGGTCAAGCCACGGGCTATACCCATGGTCAAGACCTGTTCATCAGTCGATACAGCGCAAATCAATCGTGGTTTGCCATGCATAGTCAGGAAATAGTTGACCGGTGAGCCACTTTTCACTTGTTCATTCCATTTCTCTTGGATGGTATTCCGAAGGATCACGTCGCCATGTACCATTCGCTCAAGGGTTTCCGTATAGTTGCGTCCTTTGGCACCGCCCATAGCAGCGGCGCATTCCTCGTGCGTGTACTCTTTTTCCATTGTCACGGGTAATGTTTTAAGCCAAGCCGCTGCCCCTTTGATCTCGATGGCGATCCTCGCGTAGTAAGCCATCTCTGTCTTAATATCGCACAACATGCCCCCTGTTGGGTCACGAAGACTACGATTGATCAGAGCAACTCCCAATGACGCATTTCCATTGCGCGGAGCATATAGAAATCCATTTGTCATCATGGTCGGATAGACGAATTCCACTTGTCTAGCATCGCTACAATTCTGGCACAAGCCGAGATGGTCACAACAACATTCATCCACACACAGCGTCTCGATGTAGTCAACAGCATCTAGCCCGATATAAGTCCGCGCGGCAGTCCGGATCGACATAAGTGCCACACGCCAATCAAAATGAGCTGGGAGCTGAAATCTTGGGATAAAAGTGCGCATCTTGTGAACTCCGGCCTCGGTGAGGTTGAGGACTCCCTTCTTGACCTGAGCGCTCTTTCCGCGGACCCAGTAGCTAGCCCAGTGGTAAAAATCCTCGACATCCAATTGGTAGCTTGTGACCTTGATCTCCGGTGCATAGACGCCGTTATAAGCGGCACTCATTGCGTCGCCTGCGACTACTCCTACGATGTTGAACAATAGGTGGCTGGTCAATCGCTGCGCAAAATTGAAAGGAGACATGCTGTGCATCTGAAAATGCATGAGCAACGCGGGAACACGAACGATGGGTGCGACTCCTAGCCGTATATAACCGAAGAATTCATAGACCGCAAGGCCCAACATCACATTCGGATAATAGCTTCGGAGAATTTCTTCACTCACGGCGCCATAGACGCCCAATGCCATCACAGCCCAACGGACAACGCCGTCCGCTTTCATGCCGCCCGCACCCCGGACTGCCAATTCTGCCAAAGAACCAGAATGGATCTGGATGCTTCCGGTAAATAACCAACCGGAAATAACGCTAGCGACCGGAAAGGCCCAGGCGGTTGGATCCAAGTACGGTGTGCCCAGTATCGTGGCCATCATCAAATGGATCACAATAGCGTAACGCAAATAGCTAAGCAACGACCAGACTGGCACGGTGGCTCCAGCGTAATCAGCCTTGGCAATGCGCTTCTGCGCAGATTCGTGAGCTTGACTCAACGCACGGTCTTGGTCTATGGCGGCAACGAAGCGGACGGGCTTACAGTTGGTCATGGCGTATGTGACGCTATTGAAGACAACTGAATTGAGAAAGCCAGGATACCGAGCTTCCAACACTACCCAAGATGCATTCTTCCGCGCCGCCGCTTGAGCAGTCGCGAAAGCCTCGCGTGTGACCAGACCTGAAATGACGCGTAGCCCCAGGACACTGCGGGCTACTTCCACTAATGATCGACTCCGCACGTGCGTACCCCGAACACCCGCAACCATTACGCCTCGATTGGATTCATCGAAATTGTCACCATGCTCTAATAGAGACACAAGAGGAACAAATTGCCGCATCAGATCATCTATGTGATCAACGACAAGCGTTTTGGGCGAGGCATGGGCTACCACGAGATCACTCTCAGGCACCGGGCATGCTGGGACTGGTTTGGACGCAACGGGGTGTGGCTCTAGCACAACGACATACGCCGAATACCTCGCCACGTTGGTACCGTAAGACGAGATGGGTGCGATGTGCAACAAACCCTCGTCGACCTCGATGGAGCGCTGATGGAGCCAGACGCTGGACACTGGCCCCACCGGGTATCCGGACGATTCGGAGTCAGGAAAGAATGCCACGCCTTTGTCATTGGTGCGCCAATAGGCTTCGCAACTGGTAACTGGCACGGATTCCGAGGTTTCCCCCCGTTGAACGGTCTTTGAACCCTTGTACACCATTGCACCGATGGGTTCTTGGAGCTGCCACTGAATCACATAAGTGGTCCGCTGCGGCACCACGAGACAGGCATCCGTCACCATCTGCGGTGTGATACCATAGGTGGAGTCCAGACCGGTGCCAGCGTAGACGTCAACGAACATCGAGAACTGGCATCCTAAAGGTAAGTCCCGATTGCGCTGTTGTCCCACAGATCTGGCGAGATCCCCGGCATAATCCTGAGGTCCATAAGGCACGTACTCGATGGCGAGTGTTGGATCCGCTAGGCATCCGAAGCCGTTGCCCCACTTCAGCCTGGGTTTCCCGTAGAAATCCACAAATCTCAGGACCTTGGTCCCGGGATCGGCGTGCTCGATGCGAGACGCGGCGTCGCGAGTACAGTCCAGGATGGCCTGCGCGCGAGAAAGGTGGCTAATGGGATGACCACCAGTGGGGTTGCGCCAGCCCTTGACCTGCGCAATTTGAGGTAGATACACCTCACACAATGCCCCGATGTCTGAACCCTCGGATACACGGCACTGCGTTTTGCTGGTCCACTCTTGGAGTGTGCCAGCCGGTTTCACTGAAACCTTGCTTCTAGGAGGAGCCTTAGGCCCTCCTTGTTTGTTTGTCTTAGACTTTCGATTCATT